AAACATCTTCGATAAAAGACATTAAGAAATATGCAAGTATGGTAAGTGATGATGTTCTTGGTAAGTTTGGTAAAGGAACGCCATCACATATCAAGGCGGCCATGAACTACAATAATCTGTTAAAAGTGTTTGGTTGTCCTCCAAAGTTTCCGCCAATCAAAAATGGTGACAAAGTTAAGATTGCTTATTTGAAAAACAACAAATACGGATTAGAAGAGTTGGCGTTTCGTGGTGATTCGGATCCAGAACAAATCATTGAGTTTATCAAAGAACATTTTGATGCCAACGAATTATTTGTATCTGAATTGGATGGCAAGTTAAGAAACTTTTATGAGGCAATGAAATGGGACTTCCCAACCGAGAATAAAAAAGTTGCACAAAAGTTTTTTTCGTTTTGATAATTCAAAACTTTTTCGTATATTTGTATACATTATTTTCTAATCATTAAGGATTTTTGTTATGGAAAAATCAAAGTTGCTCAACTTTATCAGCAAGTATCACTTGGGTAAGTTGATTCAATCTGTTGCTTGGAATGTAAACGGTGGACTTTCTACTCGTTTTATTTCCGATGATAAGTGTGTTGTTGGCGAAGTTAAGTTGAAAAGTTTTCAAGGTGACGATTGGAAGTTCGGTGTTTACAACACAGACTTGCTTGTAAGTTTGTTAGGTGTTCTTGGGAATACGGTAAACTTTCAAGTGAATGGTGCCGGTGACAAGGCATTCTCATTAACTATCGATGATAAATCAACTACTGTAAATTATATGTTGGCTGACCTTGCAGTTATTCCACCTGCACCAGACCTGAAAGAATTGCCACCATTTGAATTGGATATTACAATTACAAAAGAATTTATTGATAAGTTCATCAAAGCCAAATCTGCTTTGTCTGATATTGAGAAATTTACTGTATTGAAGAATGAAAAATTGAACAAGTATCAAATTGTTCTTGGGTATTCAAACACAAATTCAAATCGTATCTCTATTGATATTGATTGTAATGCAAGTGGAGATATCGATCCTATTAGTTTCTCCGCAAAATACTTTAATGGTATTCTTGCTGCTAACAAAGACCTTAATGGTGGAACGCTTAAAGTTTCTTCACAAGGTTTGGCAAAAGTTGAATTTGATATTGATGACTTTGAGGCAAAGTATTATTTGGTAAAATTGGATAACAACTAATGAAAAAGTATTTCTATGAAAAAAGTGATGTCCTATCTTGGCCATCAAACATAACATACGGTGAACTTGTATCATATGATATGGATAAGTTTACCGTATGGGTTGAAGAATTGCGTCAAAGATTTCTGAAAGATTGGGATGAAAACGGAAAACCGCCACTTGTTGGCAGGAGTGAAGAAGAAATCGTGCAATCATTTTCAAAACTTCGTCAATTCAATACATCTAAAATTTTTCATAGTCCAGAAAAAGGTAATGACGCTGACATCATCGGCGTCATTGCCAATTTTTCTAAAAACGGTTCTGCTGCTAATCAATTCTTTCCAACGATGTTGAAAACAAAAATTGCTAGTGGAACATCAGAAGACACATCGAGATCAATATACGATTTCTTCACAGATGAAATGAAAGAAACTTTTCAACACGTTATGAAAAGAACTCTTTACAATGATTCAATGTATTTGTATAGTAAATCAATTTCATCAAATCAAATTAAAAATCCATACTTCCGTGAGGGAGAAACGCTTCGTGATTTCTTTTTAGCATTTAAGAATGGCGATGGTAGATTTGATGCACAAGGTTTGCGTATTTCAAAAATATCTTGCACACTTGAAACATACAATAAGAAATATACAAAATATCTTACAATTAAAGCAGATGAAATTCGTGAGTTTGTTAAGGATGGAATACTTGATGAAAGTATGACTTTCTATCTTGGTGATATTGATGAACTGACTGATACATTTATGATTAAAAAAGATGGTGAAGAACCAAGAATGAATGTATTTCTTGTTCGTGTATTTGATAAGAATGTAAAATTATTTCCACAGGCATTTCAGATATTCCGTATTTCATTCTCACAACCGGCAGTAAACTTTCCACCAATGACTGCAAAGTTTTTATATGAACATTTTACAAAACATATTCCTGCAAGTGAAACTGTTACGGTATACGATCCGAGTTCTGGTTGGGGTGGTAGAATACTCGGTGCAATGTCTGTAAGTCGCCCTATACATTATGTTGGAACGGATCCAAATACAGATAATTCTATTCCTGATTTGGGAATTACTCGTTATGATTATCTTGCAGATTTTTATTTGAAATCCATTGGTGAGAAGGGTAGTTCTCTATCGTCAAGATTTTTTGATGTAAAAGAGAATCATACATACGAAGTATTCCAAGACGGTTCTGAGTTGATACAACACAATCCTAAATTCCAAAAGTATGAAGGTAAGTTGGATTTTGTTTTCACATCACCACCATATTTCAATCGTGAAATGTATTCTGATGATGAAACACAATCTTACAAATCACATGGAGAATATGCAGATTGGAGAGATAACTTTCTTCGCCCAACACTTGAAACTGCGTTTAGATATTTGAAAAATGATAGATACCTTTGTTGGAACATTGCAAATATCAAAGTATCTGCAAATAAAACTATTCATCTTGAAGAAGATTCTATTGAGATATTGAAATCACTTGGAATGGAATATAAAGGAAAGATTGGTATGTTGATGACAAAGATGATTGGTAATTCTGATCCAGAACGGCTAACAAATAAAGTTTTATTCAACGGTGAGTGGTTCAAACACGAACCGATATTTGTTTTCAGAAAACCATAATATGAAAGTAGATAGTGAAAGTTTAGGTAAATTCTTCGATGTTGATCCGCTAGAAGTTCGTCTGTGGAAAGAAACGGGTGAATACTTTGCAGGTAAAAGAGAATTGGATGATACGATTGATTGTATCTTTCAGTATTACCGCAAACATGGTTATCCGTATATGAAAATCACCGAACAAGAAAAACATGAACACATGAGAAAACTTCAACAGTTTGATTATGATTCTATTTTCAAAGACGGTGATATAATTCAAACCATGAACGGACTTCGATTGGCGTGGTCATACTTTCCACATGCAATGGAAGTAAAGTGTGGCAATTCTAAAATGTCACCTATGGATAATTTTTTGAATGACCAAACATTCAAAATGACTATTCGTAAATGTTTGAAATGGTTGTCAAAGCATTGGGGTGGTTCTTTTCAAGAAAACCGTTTGCGTCAATCATTAAAAATATATTCTGGTGTTCAAGGTGTTTCCAATTTTAGACCAACTGCTGCTGGTGTTATCTATAAAAACTTTGGTGGTGATGGTGTGATGTGGGATATGTCTTGTGGTTGGGGTGGAAGATTAGTTGGTGCTCTTGCTTCACCATACATCAAAACTTATATCGGAACAGAACCATCTACAAAAACATTTGAAGGACTTTGTAAACTCCGTGATGACTTTGCTTATCTTGGTAAGGACATTCAATTAAACATGATGGGTTCAGAGGACTATCTTCCAGACGCAGAAACATTAGACTTATGTTTTACTTCACCACCATATTTTGATACAGAGAAATATGCAGACGAAGAAACACAGTCATACAACAAGTTTCCAACAAGAGAAGATTGGGGTTCTGGTTTCTTACAAGGAACATTTCGGAATTGTTATCATGGATTGAAAAAAGGTGGCTATATGTTAATCAACATAGCCAACACACCAAAGTATAAAGACCTCGAAGAAATGACTATAAAGTATGCCAACTTAGTTGGCTTTACTCATACAGATACCCTACAACTGATACTATCTGCCGTCATGGGTGCAGGATATAAAAGAGAGCCAATCTTTGTTTTTCAAAAATAATTTGGATCTTATCTAGAAATTTTGTATATTAGTATATGAATTTATCAAACATTAAGGTATGTTATGTTTAACCCCTCACACACAATTTGGAATGAAAAGTATCGCCCACAGACACTTGATACTTATGTTGGCAACGATACTGTAAAGGCAACCTTTCAACAATATATTGACACAAACGATGTTCCTCACTTACTACTGTATGGCGATGCTGGTAGTGGTAAAACCACACTTGCTAAGATTGTTGCAAATACTATTGCAAAAGATAACTACATTTATATCAACGCATCTGATGAAAACTCCGTAGATACTGTTCGTGATAAAATTAAACAGTTTGCTTCTTCGATTGGTTTCGGTGGATTGAAATTGATTATCCTCGATGAATGTGATTACATGACACCGAATGCTCAGGCGGCACTTCGTAATGTTATCGAAACATTCAGTAAGACAACTCGTTTCATTTTGACTTGTAATTATGTAGATAAGATTATCGATCCTATCCAATCTCGTTGTCAGATATTCAATATAGTTCCACCATCTAAGAAAGAAGTTGCATCACATCTTGTAAAAATTCTTGATAGTGAAAGTGTAAAGTATGAGAAAGATAATCTCGTAACAATTATCAATCAAAGTTATCCAGATATTCGCCGTGTAATTAACACAACTCAACGATGCGTTATCGGCGGTGTTCTTAAATTGGATGAAACAACTTTGGTAGAACATAATTACCTTTCTTCAATTCTTGATGTTTTGAAATCAAGTAAAAGTAAAAAAGAAAAGTTCGATGGTATTCGTCAGTTACTTGCCGATAATCACGTCAGAGACTTTAATCAGATGTTTCGTTATCTATATGATAATGTTGATACATTCGCCAATGGTTTTGTCTCAACTATCATTTTGATTATTGCAGAAGCACAATATAAAGACAGTTTTGTTGTAGACCATGAAATAAATGCCATGGCTATGTTTATTCAAATTATTATGGAAATTGACCAACGGAGGTAACAATGAGTGTGTATGACATTAACGGTGGTGGAGAAATACCACAACAGCAACAACAGGTAAATGTAGACTTAAATCAGGCAACTGATATTGAATGTTCAAACTGTGGAAATAAATTTTTCCACGAAGTAACATTCTTCAAAAAGATTTCTGCACTTCTTTCACCAACTGGACAAGAAGGCATTTTACCAATTCCAACTTATGCGTGTTTGGAATGTGGTAACATCAACGATGAATTTTTACCAAGCAAAAGACAACAACTTAATGATTAAGGATTATCATGGCTGCAAAAAGTTTATTTGATCATATTAAAGGTGTCACTATTCGTAAAACGAAATGGGAAGACCTTTCAGAAGAAGATACTAAATCGTGGAGCAACTATATGATTGCTCGTTTCTTTTCAATGGAACCTGAATTTGTTGAAGCCATAAATGAGTTTCAAACATATTCAAATGGAATACTATCTTCAAAGGATTACTATAAACTTTTGCATGATGTCCTCCCAAAAAAATCGTTCTTTCTCAAATACATAAAAGGTAAAAACAAAATAGATATTGAACCAGAAATGGTATCGGTATTTTGTAACCATTATGAATTGGGAAGGAACGAAGTTTATGGGTATATCAAATATCTGGCGAAAGAAAATCCAGATGAACTGATTGATATACTAAAACAGTATGGGACACCTGAAACAGATATTAAAAAATTTGAAAAACAATTAAAGACTGTAAAATGAGGAATACTAAAATGGCAATCACCGAAAGAGATTTGAGTCTAAAACAATCAGAAGTTGTTACCGAAATGGAAAAGAAATTTCCTGTTATGACTGCTGAGTTTAAGCGTATTCAACAGGCACAATATGAATTGTTTTGTGCAAAACAGAGTAACTATGGTCCAGACAACATATCAATGGGTAGTTCTCTTGAACGAGAAGAAGACCGCAAACTTTCCCTACAAGGTTTATTTTTTAGATTGAACGATAAAATAAACCGTTACAAACAAATGATTATGTTTGGATCAAAAGATGCAGTTGGTGAAAGTCTTGATGATACATTCAAAGATATTTCAGTATATGGTATTATTGCACAACTTGTTCAGTCTGGCAAGTGGGGTAAGTAATGGCCAACAGAAAAGTATCTTTCTCACAATATCAAATGTGGAAAGTATGTCCTCATAGATGGAAACTCAATTACATAGATAAACATTATACATATACCCCATCAACTGCTGCTCTTTTCGGAACAGTGATGCATGAGGTATTGCAAGAATATGTAAAAAACATTTATGATAAATCAATCGTTGAGGCAAATAAACTTGACCTTGATGAAATGTTACATAATGGTATTCGTAGTGAGTATAAAAAATTACTCACCGAGAATAACGAAATACATTTTTCCAGTGATAAAGAATTGAAAGAATACTATTCTGATGGTGTTCAAATCCTACAATGGTTTAAGGCACATCGTGCAGATTTTTTCCAAAAGAAAGACTATGAATTAGTTGGTATAGAAGTTCCGATAAACATAGTTCCACTTGAAACTCATCCAACAGTAAAGTTGGTTGGGTTTCTTGATTTGGTAATTAAAAATACCAAAACAGGAGACATATACATATATGATTTCAAAACGAGCACAAACGGCTGGAACAAATATGCAAAGACAGATAAGGTAAAAACATCACAGTTGTTACTTTACAAAACATATTATGCAAAACAATATGATGTTAGTCCAGATCAAATACATATTGAGTATTTAATTCTTCGGCGTAAGATAATGGAAAATGCTGAGTATGAGGCGATGAAACAAAGAGTTCAAAGATTTGAACCATCCAACGGCAAAGTTTCACAGAACAACATCAAAAAAGAAATTGCAGAGTTTATCACAACAAACTTTACAGAAGAAGGTGAATATCGTTTGGATGTTATACAAACTCCAGAATCAGGCCGTGATTATTCAAATTGTAAATACTGTGAGTTCAATAAAAATGAAGAACTCTGTCCGAAAGAAAAAAGAAATACTTTACCATTCTAAAAATAAATCTACTATTTTCTAATGTTTTCTAAAATTAGTACATATTTATATGTATATGTTTAATCATTAGAGAATGTTGTGGATGCAAAATCAAAATACTCCAGTATTCAAATCCGTAATCAACTAAAAGAAGAATTGATGAATTACTGCCATGAAAATGGATATAAATTAAGTGGTTTGGTTGAAAAACTAATTCTTAATCATTTAACCGGAAGTTTAGGTGTTTCGTGAAAATAGCTCAATTAGCAATCATTGACCTATCAGTTTATAGGGGCATACATACATTCACTAAAAATATATCATCACTTGATAGTGTTGATACTTTTTATTTTAACCCAAGTGAAACAAACAATTTCAAATCTGAATATCAGAACTGTGTGGATATTTCCGAAATGGAAATAATTGAATTGAAAGATAAGTTGGAAGGTTATGATATTGTTGTTTTGAACCTCAACAAATTTATCTACGATGTTGATGGTATTCAAAAAAGAAAACCAGAACATAGAGAAAGACTGATTGAATTGGCAAAGATGTATTGTCAGTTGAATACTATAACTGCATTCTTTGACCATGAGATATATCCGTATGAAGGCATGCACTTCAATACTATTTGTGTTCCGGCATTCATAAAGTATAGTGATTACTACTTGACATACACTCCATTCTTTGTAGATGCATTGAAAGAATATATCGGAATGAGAGGAACTTCCAACTATACTTTTCAAGTCGGTGGTTATATTGACATGAGTATCTATGACAAGTGGATTGAAAAATCATGGTTAGATAAAAAAGAATTACCATACATTTCAGAATGTGCTTACTATGCAAAATTCAAAGGTCATGGTAACTTCAAACCAATCGTAGAAACAATGGATAAGATGGGATTGAAAGATATGTCTGGTAAGAAATTGGTTCACATTGGAAACACATACTCACCTGAAAATTATTTCAATCATGTAAAGATATTGGCAGAACACGCAAATGTTTCTCGTAAAACTTTTAGTGATACATTCCTACCAGACTATGATTTGGATCCAACTGTATTCAAAGTTTTCGATAACGATAAACCGATGATACTTGCTGGAACATATACGATGGAAAGTATGATGGACTTTTTAACCGGTTGCAGATTCAGTATATCAACAACCAATACAAAAGTGCCTTTCTTTGGAATGTTTATTACACCAAGATTTGAATATGCACAAATAGAAAAGAACTTGATGACAATTCCAATTTACGATAAAACATATATTGATTTGTTCGAGGGAACAGAATTTTCTGAATTAGTTTTATCTTATGATATAAATGATTTGGAAAATTCATTAAAAAGTCTTATATTAGATATTCAAAGATTAGAACAAGATGAAGAAGAATACAACAGACGAAGATTAAGATTGATACGATTAACAAGAGATATGAACAAACTTGATAACTTTGTTCGTGATATGCAAACAATAATTTCAAGAGGCAAAAGGAATAAAGATGATTACTCAGAAGATTGGTTTAATTATTCATTAGAACAGATGGGTTACAGATTCAAACCATACCGTAAAATGATTATTAACATGAACGGTGTTTCAACAACTACAACACAAAAGTTTTTTAACATATAAAGGTTTCACATGGCAAAGAAAAAGATATTATTACTGTCTGATGATTTGAGACTAACATCTGGAATTGCAACTGTATCGCGCGATATGGTTATAGGATCTGTAAAGGATTTCGATTGGATTCAATTAGGTGCTGCAATAAATCATCCAGATAATGGAAAGATATTTGATTTATCGGAAGATGCAAAAAACATGACTGGAGTTGAAGACGCATCTGTTAAAATATATTGTTACAATAGTTATGGGGATTCCATGATGATTCGCAGACTCATGGAACAAGAAAAGCCCGATGCAATTTTACACTTCACGGATCCAAGATTTTGGGGATGGCTCTATAATATGGAACATGAAATACGAACAAAGATTCCTTTGTTATATTTGAATATATGGGATGGTGCAGGATTGGTTGGTGAAACTGCAACTGATCCCATGTGGAATAAAGAGGCATATGCAAGTTGTGATTTGCTGATGGCAATATCAAAACAAACATATGGTATAAATCACAGAATACTAAAAAGATTCGGTGAAGAAATTCCAAATCATCGAATAACTTATGTTCCACATGGAATTGATACAAATATGTTTTTTCCAATAGAACCTGTAAAGTCTGAACGAGAAGACGATTGGAATGAATTACAAGAAGAAAGCAAAAGAATACGCGGTGAAAATGAAAATAAATTTGTTGTTATGTGGAACAATAGAAATATACACCGTAAACATCCGGGAGATGTAGTGCTTGCATATAAACATATGTGTCAGCTTATTGATGAAAATGGAGGAAATGCATCTCAAGATTGTATTCTACTTATGCACACTCAACCAATTGACCATAACGGAACAGACCTGGTTTCACTAGTTGGTGAATTATGTAACGAATATAATGTTTTATTTGACGATAAAATTGTTCCTTCTAGTAAACTGAATGTTTTGTATAACTGTGCAGATGTTGTTATTAATATGGCATCGAATGAGGGATTTGGTTTAGGAACAGCTGAGGCAATCTCTGCGGGAACACCAATTGTAGTAAATGTTACTGGTGGTTTACAAGACCAATGTGGTTTTATTAATCCAGAAACAAACAAATATTTCACAGAGGACGATTACATAAAAATCCATACACTGCACAGAAAAGATGTTTGGGGTGATTTGAAACACGGTGAATGGGTTAAACCCGTATGGCCATCTAACATATCAGTTCAAGGATCAGTACCAACTCCATATATTTTTGATGACCGTGCTGATTTCAGAGATATTGGGAATGCATTGTATGAATGGTATAATACTCCAAAAGAAGAAAGAAAGTCTTCTGGATTAAAAGGTAGAGAGTTCATATCAAATTCAGAAGTTGGAATGACAAGAACTTTAATGGCAGATAGAGTATCAAAAAGTATAAAAGATACATTAGAGAATTTTACCCCAAGAACAAAATTTAGTTTACATTTAGTATAAGGATTTCATATGAGTTATAGACCGAAATTAGTTTTTTGTGGACCAGTTGCAACAATGAGTGGATATGGATCTCATGCACGTGATTTAGTTCATTCACTAATAGATATGGATATGTTTGATATTAAAATAATGTCAATAAATTGGGGTGAAACGCCTATGAATGCCTTAAATCCATATAATGAGCTGGACAAGAAAATATTAGATAGAATTTTAGTGGGACAACTCACAGAACAACCGGATATTTGGATGCAGTGCACTATCCCTAATGAATTTCAAAACGTTGGAAAATATAACATTGGAATCACTGCAGGCATTGAAACTGATATTTGTGATGCAGGTTGGATAGAAGGATGTAATCGAATGAATTTGGTTATAGTTCCATCCAAACATTCTAAAAAAGTTTTTGAAAATAGTAGATTTGAAAAGAGAGAT